TTAATTGGCATATTTTCATTTAATCATTTGATGGGGTTAATATCGTATTGACTTTGGCATTTCATGGTTTATCCTTCTTTTATGTATCGCAATTGCGTGTATTCGAATAAGGATCGTAAAATTTTCATTTGGAAATGGAATGAAAATGGGGAACGTATTCGGGAAGAACACGATTTCAAGCCCTATATCCTTTTGGAAGACAAGAAAGGAACGGAGAAGTCCATCTATGGCACGGCTCTCAAAAAACGCGAATTTCAATCCAGCTATGATAGGAACAATTTTGTAAAAGATAGTAATATCAAGCGAATCTATGAAAATCTCCCCCCATACCAACAATTCTTGATTGATAATTATTGGTCGGTATGTGAGGATGACAATTTCTCCCAATATCCTTTGAAGGTTGCTTACTTGGATATTGAATGTCCAAATCCAGATTTTTTCCCCGAACCAGACACCGCTCCAGCAGTAGTCAATTTGATAACTGTTTATGATTCATTCTCTAAAATGTATCATGTTTTCGGTTTGAAGAATTATCACACGACAAGAGATGACGTGAGATATTATTTTTGTAAATCAGAAGAAGACCTATTAAAATCATTCATCAAATTCTTTAGAAAAGAGGAATTTGATGTGATCAGTGGATGGAACATAGCAGGGTTCGATATTCCCTACCTGATCAACAGAATTACATTTGAATTGGGAGAAGAATGGGCAAAGAAATTGTCACCAATTGAAAGGATTTACGAAAAGACAAATCCGAATGGTAAATTTGGAATGCCTACCAAGGAGTATGTGATCGAAGGAATTTCTATTTTGGATTATTATGTGATGTATATGAAATTCAGCTTAGAGAAGCAAGAATCATACAAGTTGGATAATATCGGAGAAGTTGAATTAGGTATCAATAAAATTCAGCATGAAGGTAATCTATGGGAATTGGCTAAAAACGATTGGTATACATACACAGATTACAACATTCGCGATGTGGAAATTTGTGTTAAATTAGACGAGAAAAAGGGATACATCAATCTTCTTCGATTCCTCGCATACACGGGACTATGTGACTTGGAAAATGCCATCAAAACCGTTCCACCAATGAACGGTGCTATTGCTATTCGTGCGCGTATGCGCGATGAGTATATTCCAACTTTCATTCGCCCTGTCACTGATTATAAAGCACCTGGAGGTTATGTGTCAGAACCAAAAGTGGGGTTTGCTGAAAATATCGTGTCATTCGATGCCAACTCGCTGTATCCATCAGTCATGATTTCCCTAAATCTCTCCCCTGAGACAAAAATAGGTAGAGTTGAGAAGGATGGGGACAAAGTGAAAATCCATCATGTATCAGGTAGGTTGTTTGAGATGACTCCTGAGAACTTTAAGAAATTCATTGATGAGGAACAAGCTGCATTGACTAAGGCTGGATTTCTATTCTCTCAAAAGAAAAGGGGTTTGGTTCCTGAATTCCTAGACAATCTTTATACCAAGAGGAAGGAGATGAAGAGTAAGATGATGGAATGCCGAAAAAATGGAGATAAAGCGGGAGAGCAGAAATTTGATAGTATTCAATACGCTTACAAAATTCACCTCAATTCCCTGTATGGATATATGCTCAACAAATACGCTCCCCTTGGAGATGAGGATATTGGAACATCGGTGACTTTAACAGGACAAGCAGTTATTAAAAAGAGTAATGATTTGTTTCAGGATTATGTGAGAGAGAACTTACCAGATGTATCGGAATCTTTATTGCAAGCGAGTTGCATTTACGGGGATACGGATTCCTTCATGGTTTCTCTGAAAATGTTTGGATATGATGCTGGTTCTGATGAATTTTATACATTGTGCGAAGATATTGAGGATTATATCAACAATAGCATGACAGAATGGGCAAGAAAAGCTCTGAGAAGCACTGATCCGCGATTCGTATTCAAACGAGAAACCATTTGTGATAGCGGAATTTTCATCGGTAAGAAATATTATGTCCTGCATGTTCTGGATGATGAGGGAACAAAGGTGGATAAGTTTAAATATCGGGGAGTTGATGTAGTGAAGACTACCATGCCTAAAAAGGTCAAACCATATGTCAAGAAAGTCATTGAACACATGATCATGACTCAATCCTTGAAGGAAACTAATGATCTGTTCAATGAAGCATACGAAGAATTTAAGAAATTGCCTATCGCAGATATTGCAAAGATCTCTGGTATGAATAATTATTCAGAATATTCAGCTAGATGTAATGGAATGAATACCGTGAAAGGGATGCCGAGTCATCTGAAAGCTGCTTATTTCCATGATCTAATTGTCGGACAGAACGAATGGTCTTCCAAATATGATAAATTTAAAACAGGAGATAAAGTTCGTATGGTATATGTCAAGAAACCCAATAAATATAATTTGGAGATGATCGGTTTTAAAGGAGATTGGCACGAAGAATTTAATAATATTTTCGTGGTTGATTACGAGAAAATGTTTAGCAAGATATTCCATGCTGCAATCGAGAGATTCTATGAAGCAGTCGGATGGAAACTAAGAAAACCATCAGAAAATCTTACAGTGGAATTGGAAAATTTGTTTGGATTGTAATATCTACTAAATAATAATATGCAATTTACGATTTTATTTGAAAAACTTTTAAACGAACTTGTCGATACTCTTTTTCCAACCTTTGTAACAAAAAGAGCAGATGGAGCAAAAAAAATAGAAGAATCCGCGAGGAAAAAAGGGTCTTTTGCTATTTTAACAGCTTACCACTTTGCTGGTAAAGTAAAACCATATGCTGATGCCTTGAGAAAAGCTAAGAAAGAAGACAAAGAATCCCATTTCAAAGAAAAATATAAAGAAGCTCATGCAAAGCTTAAAAATTTAGATTCTCTTTCCCAGAAAGAATTTCAAATGATCACAGGAACTCTTGAAGCATATGGGGAAGTTTATATTCAATCAAAGCATCCAAGAGATTATTCGAAATAATATAAACATAGATATGAAAAATAACGATATAAAAAATTTATCTGAAGCTTATGAACTGATCAACGAAATTTCCACTGATCGTTTAAGATCCGCGCTTCGTAACTCAAAGGAAACAGGATTTGAATATGATAGAAATCGTAGAAGTTCAATATCAAATAAAGCGGGTTTAAAAGATTTGAGAGATCCATCTCTCCCTATTATCTGTGTTAAATCTTATGGTGGAGATAAAGTTTGTAAGTTTAAGATTGATAAATCTGACCATAGCCCGTTATACGCTAAAAATGACTATGAAAGTGTAACACTTAGGGTATTTCTTATATCTACAGATGGTGATGCATATAAGAAAGAAATAGAAATTAGTCGCTGGAATGGGAATTTATATGCAGTTGGGGGAACTAATGATTACACTGGAAATATCTTCTTTGCTGATCGGTCAGATGTGAACAAATGGCTACAATATATAAAAAGCGTTGTATCATCTCTTGAAACAAAAGAAGAACTAAAAAACTCTATCAAAACGGCAGAAATTGTCATGAAAAATTTAAAACCATCTCAATTTGATATAAGAATGCCAAGAGGCGAAAAAACGATGGAGCAATTAAAATTTCTTAGAAATAATGGTGTTCAAGAGAGTCCAATTGAAGAAATTCCTGAAGAACTCCCACAAGTTGAAGAACCTGAACCCTCAATACCTGAGCAACCTCAGAAAAAATCATTTTTCTCACGTTTTCGTAAATAATACTTGCATTCCCCTGTAACTAGGGTATATATTCTTATCAGGCACAACACCCTGATTTTACACAAACATATGAACACAAACACAAACAAAAACGCATACGAGATAAGGCTCAATATATTGAGCATCGCACACGGTGATCTAATGGAAGTCTTCCATGAGAAGCTGCATAACGCCAAAAAGAGAATGGTCGGTGATCAAGACGATAGTTGGGTAGAGGATAAAATTGATGACAGAGTTATCAGTGATTTGCTTCCAACTTCAGAAGAGATCATTAAACGCGCTAAAGAATTATACGCATTTGTAGGGAATGCATAAAAATTGTTGATAGGTAGCTCCTATCTGATCTGGAATAAGCAGGAGAAAGTCCAGCGAGAATGTATATAAACCCTGCACAAATTTATTAATTATGACAATACAAGAAGCATATGTGAAGGGGTTGAATGATGCAGAGAATCGAATTATCGAAAATTTTATCAATCTATTGAATGATAAAGAATATGATGTAGAATTCCCCAATCCAAAGTTGGAAATCGTTCGTAAAGTAATCAAAGAGCGATCTGATTATTTCTTTAAGATGGCAGACGGAAAACACGGAATAGCATTAGGATTCCAGAAAAAATTACAAAACAACAAATTAGAACTTGAAAAA